ACTCACAGAGTTTCAGCAGGCAACAATGATTGCACGTAAAGTGCTGGATGACCCGAATCGTGACCCAGATGATGATTTGGCGATAGTATGTCGTCAATTTATCAGAGCCGTCGAAAGACTACTCGACGACGCAAGAGATGAAGCACAACCAGCTAACCGTTAAAGGCCCCGCTGTGAAATTCTCCGTCAACAATCGCTTTTCTGGTGCGGTTCAATTCACCGCTGAGATTGAATGCGCGGACGCTGCGTCAACTTCAATCAAACTTGGCCTAGCCGTACAATGGGCAATTAAAAGCCGGGCCGACCTGAGAGGGGCCTACCTGAGCGGGGCCGACCTGAGCGGGGCCTACCTGAGCGGGGCCGACCTGAGCGGGGCCGACCTGAGCGGGGCCAACCTGAGCCGGGCCAACCTGAGCGGGGCCAACCTGAGCCGGGCCAACCTGAGCGGGGCCAACCTGAGCGGGGCCGACCTGAGAGGGGCCTACCTGAGCGGGGCCTACCTGAGCGGGGCCGACCTGAGAGGGGCCTACCTGAGAGGGGCCAACCTGAGCGGGGCCGACCTGAGCGGGGCCGACCTGAGCGGGGCCGACCTGAGCGGGGCCAAAGATGCAGACTACGCTATCGCCTGTACGCGCATCCTACCAGACGGCGACCTGATCGCATGGAAGAAATGCAAAGATGGTGTGATCGTGAAACTGCGAATTCCAGAAGCCGCAAAGCGCAGTCACGCATTTGGGCGCAAGTGCCGCGCTGAGTATGCCGACGTTCTTGAAGTGATCGGCGCTGAAATTGGTATCGGTCAACATGACAATAAAACAGAATACAAGGTGGGCCAGCGCGTCACTCCTGACAAGTGGGATGAAAATTGGATTGAAGAATGCTCGCACGGAATTCATTTCTACATCACCCGCGCCGAAGCTGAAGCGCACTAACCGTTAAAGGCCCGCAGTTATGGACGATACGCGCATTCTCATCGCCAAGGGTGGCAAAAAGCGGGAGATAAGCTTCCCGTTTGAACTGTGTCTTTCGCGGGCGGCGGCAAGATGGTTACGCGATCAACTCAAACAGATGGACCACGATGAAAGCCCGTATGGCTGGATTACAATAGCGCATCCAGTCGATATGCAAGGTCAACCCAACACCCAGCCCTCCCGCTGGGAGGATTAAAGGCCCGATCATGACATACATGGAAGCCGACGAAGAACGAGAAATCAACGATGCGTTCGATAAAATTGACGCGCAGCGTGGGACGATCAAACGGCTGCGCGCGTTGCTTAAAAATGTGCGTCCGTATGTCGAGAGTTGCGCTGATGACACGCTGCCAAACCCAGCAGCAGACATGCTGAAAAAGATTGACGAAGCCCTAGCCTAGAAATGCTCGGCATCATAAGAAATCGAAAACCAGGACCAAAGCCAAAATGAAAATCTCGGCCGGAAGCGCAAAGATCGGTGGCCCGCTATGTCTCTATGATGAGAATGGCGATGCCGTCGCGCTTATTTCTGAGAAGCGTGCGGATAAAGAGAAAATTGCGCTTGCGATCGTCAAGGCGGTTAACGACGCAGGCGGGATCGAAATTCAGCCGCTACAGCAACCCAATTAAAAGGCCCGTGACTAAAGCCAAATCCACGTTACAATACGTTTCCACATGAGGAGGGACTTGATGAAATTACTGATTGCGCTCGCTACCATCGTGCTTGTGAGCATACTATCGGCCCCGGCTCACAGCCATTTCGTTCCAGGCTGCTTTCAGGGCGTGCCAATGCTGATGAACCCGCACTGTCTGCCTGGGCACCCAGGCAATGTGCCGCCGCCGTCTAATAATGGTAGCGGGTCTGGTGGGTCACCGACTGGCGACGGTGGCAATGTCAACTGGTTTCAGAACGGCGGTGGGGCAGCGTGGGGCGGAGGATGTTTTGTAAGCCAGCTCGCGCACTTCATTGCTGTTGGTATCGTCTACAATCGCGTCCGTACGGACAAGGAAGTTGAAGCCAACATGGCATTTTGTTCGGTTGTCGGCATTCCGTTATGGGTAGCGCGCTGGGGTGATGGCACGCGCGTTCCGAAACCAATGCCGGATACGCCGATGCCTCGATATGAGGCTTGGTCGAAATAACCTAACGCGAAGATGGTGTTCGCTGAATAGCTTCCAGAAGTCTTAAAATATCATCCCGCTCGCGCCTCATCTTATCGGATTGAGCGTTGAGCGGGACTTCTGCTGGGGTGCCGCGAACTTTGAACTTCTGAATATCGTTGTCCAATAGTTGTTTCTCTAGTTCGTTCAGCCGGCCGATTGCGAGTTGCGCCTTGATATCGGTGACGCCGTTTCGCAATGGCGCAGACTTGTCAAGGATTTCGTCGTCAACGTAGCCACGATGCGCGAGCAGGTAGCGCGTCAACCCAATATCGCCACCAAGTTTGACGAACGTGATGATGGCTGTGGCCCCAACTATGATACTGATAGTCCAGCGCAAACCCCAGCGGGTGCCGCCAAGCCACGCGCCAAAAGTTATCTGTTTGTCCTGTTTACGAGACTTACGGACAGCCACATCACCCCTGCTGAGAAATGCTTGGCGTTGTTGGAGGTAGAACGCCAGGGAGCACGCTCGTTGCCGAGTTTCCGGTCATACCGTGACCCAGCCAATTGATAAGCGCGAGGACGGCCGGCGCGAAAATTGCGTACTTGCTACCGAGAAGGCCCGTGATGGTGTCGGGCGTAAGGAAAAAGCTCAAGATTGAGCCCCAAAACGCTGCGGCGTTCGCCCAAGTGAAAGCGTTGGTTCCTGTCGTCGCGTTCATGTTAGCTCCCTGTTGTTGGTTCGATGTGCCAGGGCGCAACATCGTCGTACTTGGTGGACTCGGGCCCTACCGAGATATGAACATGATGATCGTGCGGATTTGCTCCACTATACGGTCGCCACACCCACGGCTGCACCAACGAGCTGCAAATCCGACGATCCGAAATAATATACTTGATGCGCGGGTCTTTGGATAGACGCAGGATTTCGGCCAATATGTGCGAGGTCGGGCCGCCGATCGGATCATTGGTTATATCGAGAGCGCAGACGACGCCGGCATCGTTCGGATTATGATCGGACGTGCGCGCGGAGTGCGCAGTATCCCCGATCGTCCCGTCCCAATCCTTTTTGCGGCTAGGCCAGCGCGTGTTGACCTGCGAGCGCAAGACTTCCAGAGATTTAGCCAACCGCCAGCTCATTACATAATCTTTGCGGCTTTAGCGGCAGCTTCCAGCGCGTCCAACCGTTCTAATACTGTCAGAGGCTTTGGTGCGGCTTTGATCGCCGCCGCGGCAATATCGTTTGCCGCCCACTCAGACTTCAAGCTGGCTGCGTCTTGCGCGCTCATGAGCAAATCATGGCCGCTGTCATTGTAAAACACGTTCTTTGCATCAGCGCGTAGATCAGCTTCCGCCTCGGCGGAATAGGCCACAAAAAGAACTGCGCCGTCCTCATCAGTCGCCTTTTGGTATAAGGTCATGATGTCTTGACCCCGTAAATGTTGATCGTCCCCGATGCGATGTTACCGCTCGACATGATAAACTGAACTGCGTTAACCGCCGTCGTCACACCATTGTACCCGCCGCCAAAGTATGCTCCAGCTCCGACGCTATTTGCATCGTCCAATACCAATACCCCCGTACAATATTTCACTGCCGCACTGTTTGGGTTCACAAATGTCAAAGTGCCATTACAGCCGCCGAGAGCGGTATTTTTAAGTGGGCCTGCTGTTACGCCGTCACCGGCAAGTGGATATCCTGTTGTAAACGCCGTCGCCGTATTGTTCGGAATATCAATATAGGTGCAAACATAGTCGGTATTTTTGTATGTCGAACCGCCATCGACAGAGACGCGCATGAAAAACTGCACAGTGTCCGTCGCTGGGATCACATTGGTTAACTCAAATTTGTAGATATCGTATGTGCTCGTGATGTGTGTGGTATCCACCAATGATGCGGACGACGAAGCAGTGAGCTTCGCGAGCCACACAACGGAGCTGCCGCTAGTGGCCGGCACGCTGTAGGCCCCGGTTCCGTCAAGAAACTTGGTCGCGTCGTTCGGCGCCTTCGGAGCGAAGCCGTGCGCGGTTATGGATACGTTGTCCGTCGTGTTGTCTGCGAGCGTGATAAATCTCTCACTGACTCCACCTAGCGGCGTAATCAGAAAACCGCCCGCCCCGCCACTGAGTGTGGACACGTAGGTCGCAAGATAAACTTGAGCTGCGATGAGATCGAGGTTCCCAATCTGCGTGGTGCCGTCAAGCTTATAACAATTCAATGCAGCGAGAGCGCCGACCTTCAAAGTTGTCGCGCCAGTCGTCGAATTGGCTGGCGTGAAAGAATACTGCACGTAATTTACATACGCCGGTCCGGTGTAGCCAAAGAGTGACGGGGTGAGCGTGATGACGTTGGTGCCCGACGCCGTGCAGGCGACAATACCCATCGCCGACAAATTGCTGGATTGAGCGTCCAGCGTCGTACTCGCCGGCTGGTTACCTCCTGAGAGCGCACTGAATACGACCCATGCCATCGGTTAGGCTCCGGCCTGGAACAAGAGATAGTTTGAGGGGTTGTAAGTAAATTGCGCGAACGTGATTGCGTCGGTGCCAACTGTCGTGACCGACGACGAAATCACCCATTGCGTTACCGCGTTGGCCGTACCGCTGATCACCGGGATGGCCCCCGTATCGTTGATGTCTGACGAGGCGTTGAAATCCACAGCGCGCGTCAAAATCCAAGCAAGCCCAACCGCCGCTAACTGAGATACCACGTACACGCCGTTTTTGGCGGCCCCCAGCCCCCCGCTATCGCCTTCGTTCTTGACTAAAATGCGCTGGCCGAGCGTCGGCGTCACGCCATCCACGACCAACGCCGTGTTCAGTGTTAACGTCGTGATGAACGCCCCCACGCCAGAAGCGCCGTTGTTGTAGGTCGGAGAGTTCGGCAGCTTGACCGCCGACGCGGCGGTCACCGCGACCGCGGGGTTAACGCCAGCAACGGCGTTGCTGATGGCGGTTGCAGCAAATGCGGTCGTGCTGATCTGAGTTGAGCTGTCGCCCACGCTAGCAGTTGGAGCCGTGGGCGTGCCGGTAAACGCCGGTGACGCCAGCGGCGCGTACACACCAACAATAGGCGGGTAATATGGCATATTCAAACCTTGAACTCCGTCACCCTTGCGTTTCCGTTCGCGCTTGCCCAAATTCCGTTGATCTCGCCGACATAGTTGTACGGGACTTCGTAATAGCTGGCAGCCGCCATCTGTACCGTGTAGGCCGAAGTGCTCGCCGTTGCGGCTGATAACAGGAGGTACAAAACCGCCGTCGAGTCGTTGTAGATCGACACACCCATGCGAGCGAAAGCGTCACTCGCGGCAATAATCTGGACTGACGAGGCGCTGGACGCCACGCTTGTTTGCGTGCCGGTACTTGACGTACCAAGTGCTTTGCTCATGGTGGGCCATGACTAGCAATGTAGGTGGGTAATGCCTAGGTGCTAACCCTTTCGATAATAAAGCACCACCAGTGGCAGCAGGATTCCCAAGGAGAACCCCGCGCCAGCGTAGAGGCGCAGAATGGACGGATCGAGCACGGCATATCCCCAGACCGCAACGCCGCCCAGCACTGCAATCAATGCAAGCATGCGGGCGGACGCAATCTCAATCACCATTTCCAGCATCTTCACGCCCGACTGACCGGGGTCTTTGGGTTGCTGGGTCGCGAACAGGGGCTTGACGTTTTCCTCGTTCATTCGAACATGTCCTTTGCTGACCGGGATTTCTTCGGGACGGTAATTTCTAGCAAGGCGCGGCCCTCCGCAACGGCTTTGAGCTTTTCCGCGATCGTCGCCTCCTTGTCATCCAAGATGGCGCGCACAGTTTCTTCCAGCATGGTCTGAAACTTCTGTTCAGCGTTGGGGCGCGGCATTTGGAGTTCCATAGAGTTGATCAAATCGCTTCTGCCATTCCGGGTCGAGCGGCGGCAGCGGTGACGGTTTGATGAAGATGTTCGGTCCCTTCCTCTGGTCGCCGTACTTCTGGTCGAAATAATCCTGCATCGCCTTGGGCGGCGGCGCAGAACGAGGACCCGCACCCTTTGGGTAGTCCGGCGGCCGGGTGCCCCACGCCGGTTTTTCGGGCTGCGGTGCACGCGGTGTGCGCAGGCTTGGCGGGCTTAAAGATATTCCAGAGTAGTTGTACTTCTTCTGCACTTCCGGGTGGCTGTACGGCATCCACCATTGCTGCGTGTTTTGGTCGGTCAACTCCAGCACGGTGTCCTGCTGCACGGCATCAAGATTGTGCCACCAGATGATGAATTTTCCCTTGGTGTCAGCGTGAGCGTAAGGCGCGAATTTCATCTGCTCGGGCAACTCCATCTGCGAGAGCATGTAGGATTGTGTTTTGTTGTCCTGCACCGCTCCGAAGCGTTCCATACGCAAGTCGCTTTCGTATTGCTGCTGCGGCTCGCGCGGTTCCGGCTTTGGCTTTGCCTTGTCCGCCCGCATGATCTGCAACCCCTGTTGCGAGGCAGCGATCATACGAAAAATGTGCTGGTCGATGAGATTGCGCTTGTCCTTTTCGTTCATGTCTGGATTTCGCATGATGTCATTGACCATCTGCGCGTTGGCTCGTAGCGCCCCATAGTATTCCCGCACCTTGGTAATGTTTTTAGTCGCTCGCAGAATTTCTTGATCCTCGGTCTTGTCAGGTCGTCTGCCCAACTCGCGAATCGAGCGCGTTAGCTGCTCTTGTTTGAAGTAAGCGGAATAGAAATCGCTGATCGACTGCGAGAGCGTAGACGGGTATCGCGTGGTGAATGCGCGGATGACAGGCCAATCAGCGGTGGTCCATTCCGGGCCAACAGATTGCGGCAGCACTCCTGCTTTTCGCAGGCCCCAATCGGTCAGTTGGAGGACATTGTATCCCATCGTTCCGGTCCAGTTGCGCACCCAATGCTCAACCGCGATCGGCGTGAGTTCCGGGTCATCGACCAAAGGTTCAAGCTTGCGGTCGAACACCTTGGCGAGTTGCTTGGCGAGTTCCGTGGTGTATTCCGTGTAGCGCAACTCGGGAACAAGTTGTTCGAGTGACCTTGATACGATCGGCCGATCAAAATAAAAGCTATAGTTCGACTGGATTTCGAGTTGCGGGCTCATGAACGTCGGCATGAGGTTCGGTAACAGTGCGCGCGTGAGTGATTTGACAAAATCCTTGGTCGCGTTCGGGTTGTCGTCAAGGAATTTTTCCGCCATGCGCTCGGGCAATGAACCATAGATCACGCCAAGCTCGAAGGGTTTTGGGACAAGGATCGGTTTACCGTAGTCTGCCTGTATGCGACCGGATGGCAACGTGCGAATGGGTAACGAGTGTTTGAGTGTCGCCGCCTCTCGCTCCGTGATGTCGCGCCAGTCGGGATTGACCCACATCGGCCAGTAGATATCCTTCTGCCAGCGCGGCATTTCCTTGTAGCGCGGATCATTGTGATTGATCGCCCAGAGCGCCAGCGACGGCATCGTAATTCCACCGACCAGCGCGGTCGTCACTGCTCCTGGTCGTGCTGCTAAAGCCCTCACAAAACGGTCAGGCCCCTCCATCTGCGCGTTCGAAAAGGCGGCCACGCGATTAAGATGCTGGACAACCGAACCCATGCGCGCGAAGTCGATCGTCATTTCGCGCGCGACGAACGCGGCATCCATCGGATCGTAGCCCATTTGACGCGCGCGCATGTAGCCGCCTACGCGCGTTGCGTTTTCGCCAAGATTGGAAAGTGCGCGCAACGCTTCAATCGGGTGCCGAACAACTCCCGGTAGCTGTAGCTTGTCAGATGTCGTTTTGACCAACCTGTTCCGTAAAATTTTGAGATATTGCTGGTCGATCGACACCATCGAGGAGTTGGCGCCACCCGCGCGCATCCACTCTAAGTACATTGGACCGTTATGCAGAATTTGGCTTAATCCCAACTGCGCGTCATAGAATGGCCGGTAGACGCCCGGCATGGTCGCGAGCGGCATAAATTGATCGCGGATCAAGTTACGGATCGAAAATCCAGGATCGAGCGTCACGCCCGCTCGCAACAGGCGAGCCGGCGCACCGAGCCATTGCTCTATCGCGTTGGCCGAGAACCCGTCGAGCTGCTGCCATGCCTTGGCGATTTCCGGGTCCACCAGCATGGCGCGGCGCTTGCCGTTGATGCGAAACTCGATCGTGTTACCGCCTTGTGAACTGGTCGGGCGGAAGATCGTGAACGCGCCGGGTTGGGTGGTTTCGATGTCGTACTGCTTGAGAAAATTCTGTGTCTCGGCTTCGGCCAGCTGAATGGCTTTCACTGGCTGCTGCACCACCTCGCCGACCGTTTTTGTCTCGTCCATTTCAACAAGGCGGTAGAGCGCCTGAGCTGCGCGGTTGCGTTCGGCAATATGGATGAAGGCGTACGTATTGCGGATCACACTTTCCAAAGGGTCGAGGATTTCTAGGTCTGAACCGAGCATTTTCTTGACGGGATTTTGACTACCCTTGCCCGGAGCGGCGCCGCCCAATCTGTCGTCTATCAATCGGTAAAACGGCAGATAATCCTGGTTCGCGGCCTTGATCGCCTCGAACTCTTCCGGCGTGAGCATGCCCGAGTCGCGGATCATCTTAAGAAGCGCTTCGTTGTAGGTTGTCAAATCTTTCTGGAACTTCATGACATTTTGCGCGAGAGGCGTGCCAGCCGTTTCAACGTCGGCCACGACCTTCTGCGCTGCGGCAAGGTCGATACCAGTTTCTTTACCCTGTGCGGCCTTCTCAATCGCCCGTTTGGCGAGCGCGTAGCGCATCGCGCCTTTCATGTCCTGCTCGACGGGCTCAACAATGGCCTTCAAGCTCGGGCCAGTTATCTTGCCCGTGCCAAAATCATACGTGCCGTGTTCCAGAAAATGTTCGGCGCGGCCGGGATTGCCCTGCATCAGGCGGACAAGTTTGAACGGACTTTCCTCGGCCAGCAGCGCCGGTTCGTTGGCACCCGCCCATTCTCCGGTCACGAACTTTTCCGCACGGTTGAGCGCGTGGAACTTGTCTTTGACCATTGAATAGAAGCGGTCAAAGCCGGTCGTCAGTTCACCGGGCGTACGTTTAGGATGAGGCACGATGCGCGAGTACACTGGATCGTTGGGCGGCACATTGCGAATAATGTCGTCCACGCCCTTGGGCACAGGCGTCCGGCCCGCGGCCGGTGCTCCACCAAACGCGCGCCCTCGCGCCATCGGGCTCATCCAACCGGCAGCCTCCGTTGAGCGCTCTATGAGTTCTTGGCTGGTGCGGCCGGTCTGCGGGTCCGTTACCGGCACCTCGCCCTGGTACACTTGGCCGTACAGTTTCAACGCGCGACCGGCGGATTGGGCCAGCTCGCCAAAAATGGAACGAGCGCCCAGGCTGGATGACACATCGGCGCCTGATACTTCCTTGGGCGGACTTTGTTGCGCGCGGAACCCAAGTAGATTGTCCGGGTCGCGCAGCAGTTTACCGACAAACTCCTCACGCGGTACTTCAACGCCGCTGGTCTGATAGAGTTCGTCGATCAGCTTTTGGCGGTCTTGGCCGCGGAGATCGGGATTATCGCGTAGATACGCCTCAAGCGGAGAGGTCATTGCATATACGGTTTGATCGGCGGCACGCCGCCTTGAGAGCTTGCGGGATCGTGCGGTCCGCCAGCTTCGTCAAATCCCTCATTGCTTAAGCCTGGCTGCACGACCCCAGATTGGGGCTGCTTCGGCATCCTGGCCTCAATCTGCTTGATCTGGCCGTCGAGCGTAGCGGTGGCCTTTTCCGCCTCGGCCTGCTGTTTGGTCATCTGGTCGTAGATTTGGCCGAACGTGGTGAACTGCTGCGGGTCCATCGCCATGTTGGAAATCGTCTGATCGCCCCACTCGGACGCCGCCTGTTGAATTTCCGCCATCTTCTGATCAATCGGTGCCTTGGGGTTCGACCAGATGGCCCCGTAGGTTTGCAGACGCAGCGCATTATCGCGCAACGCCTCACGGGTGGCCTGTTCCCACATCTTGCGGGCTTTCATGCCCGAGCCGTCCGCCTTCTTGTTCATCGCCCCGGTGATCATGCCGCCGAAACTTAGCTGCGCCTGCGACATGACGCTTCGTATTTGCTGCGGTGCGAGAGCGGCGATCATGTGCGAGTGTCGCAGCCAGTCGGTCAGCGAGGCTTGGATGGCGCCGCCCTGTTGCTTGGGTTGCGCGGGCTGTTGCTCGCCGCCGCCGTTGAGCACGGACATGGCATTATCGGAAATCGGCATTTAACCCTCCAGTGACACCGGGAAATCGCCGCCGTAGTCGCCACCACCATAGTCATATTGCTGCTGGCTGGCATAATCGGCCTCGGACGGCTGTTGCTGACCGGGGAACCCGCTGTTGCCGCTTAAACCACCGCCGCTGAATGGCATTTTCAGGATCGAGCCGAGTGCCTGGCTGAGTGAATTGCGGTAGGACGTGTCCGCCTGCAACTCGATCTGCGCCTGCTGGTTGAACAAACTGCCAGCCTGACCAAGGGCTTGCAGTCCAGAAGTCAATTCTTGGTTCAGCGCCTGCGCCATCGAGGCGGTGGCTTGTGTATAGGCCAGATTTTCGGCCTGGATACGGTCGGTCGAATTATAGCGCCCGGACGAGGCGTACATCTGACGTATTTTGTTAAGAGTTCCCTGTAAGCCCAACTGTATCTGAGCCATCATGGGCGCGTTGAGGATACCCTGATTGTAGTTTGAGAGCAGTAGATTGCCCTGATCGAGCAATCCTTGCGCCGCGGCCCCACCACGAGCCAAAGAGGGCGGGCTGGGCTTGCCCATCCCCATCTGCATGAGACTATTGAGCAGTTGACCCGGATTAAACTGTCCCATGCCTCCCTTGCCAGCCGCGGCGGCCTGCTGTGCGGCCCCGCGCCCGCCACCAAGGCCCTGTTGCTGTTGGCCCGCCGGCCCGCCCTGCATGGCCTCGGATACGGGGTCGGTGCCGGTCTGAGAGGGCTGCGCAACCTGCTGCTCGCCGAACTGACCGGATTGCATGTCCGCGATGTCGCTTGAATTCTCCGGCGTCAACGTCGATTGCGACCAGTCCCCGCTGACCGGGTAATCCGCCTGGTAGCCCCCAAACTCTCCGCTGACCGGGCTGAACTCGGAGCCCACTTGGTCGAACGCGACTTGTGAGAACTCGCTCGATCCCGTGAGGTCGCTGCCTTGGAAGCTATCGCCGATCGCGGCCTGATCGAACGCCCCCGATGTAAGGTCAGACCCGCCGAACGCCGCATCGGCCCCGGCACCCTCAAAGCCGCCGCCGAAAGTCAATGCCGCGTCGGCGCCCAAAGCCTCGGCCGCGCCCAGTCCACTGAATACCGCCTCGCTGCCGAACAGGCCGGCCTCGGCCGCGCCCAAGCCCCCAAACACAGCCTCACCGCCAAGAGCGCCCGCCGCCGCGGCGCCGCCCTCAAACGCGATCCCGGCGCCAATGCCTTCGGCGATGCCGGCGCCGATGCCAGCTTCAACTCCTAACCCGATGCCAGCGGAAATGCCCATTGCGGCCTAACCCAATCGCTTCATGTAGATGGCCTCTATAGGAACATACCCGAGTTCTTCAAACAAGGCACCATGATCGGACTTGAACTTGGTCCGCAGCGTTGAGAACTTAACGCCCATGCCTGTGAGCACTTGTTCGGCGGTTCGCAAAATCTCCTTAAAAATTCCCCGCCCGCGATATTCCGGCAAAACGTAGTGAATGTCCTCCAACGCAAACAGCACGGTTTGGTAGTGCATGTGGGGCGAGACAAAAATGATGATGTAGCCCACGAGCTTTTCTCCTTCGCGGGCGCTCACGACCACGATTTTCTTATGTTCCAACAAATAAAAATACCGCTTAATATCGGGATCGAGCTTGAGGATGTCCTTGTGATCGGCAATTTCTGTCCAGTGATCCGCAAATGCGTCGTGGATTTCCTTGTTGTTTTCGGCCTGCTGTTTCACATCGGTGAAAAATTCGATGATGCGCTCGGGCGGCACTTGCCGGTAGGTGATAGTGTCTGTTTTCGCGTCCATTGAATTGTCCTTTTCATGCTGCGCAGAAATATCACATACCAGTCCAAGATCGGATCGATCCGGCTTGGAACTGGCGGCTCCAACGCACGCTCACAAAATTTCTGATATTGCTGTGGTGTCATCAGACGCCCAACACTTGGTCGAGAATTTCATGCTCGGCTGAGTGGTTTTCCAACCAACTGAACAATTCCTTCGGGTCGTCCCAATTGACTTGCGTGAGGTCGACGCCCGTGATGCCCGTGGCATCGCGCAGCGCCAGGTGCATATCGTAGTGACCGGCCAGCCAAAGACTGCGTTGGTACGGTGCCTCGTCCCAACTCGTGATGTCGTATTCCGGGACAATCACTGGACTGGAAAGATTGCGCGCCTTGAGATTGAGTGCGACGTGATCGTAATAATGCTCGCTCCTCCACAGCCCGAACCCTTCCTGGTCGCCTGGGATAAAGTCGGTGTGGACAAACAGCGTGGTCATTCCGGCTCCCGCTGCATGCCAGCGTAATCCATGCTCTCGTCGCCAAGGTGAACTTGCATTTCTCGCGCGCGCTTGCCTGCGATGTCGCGCGACATTTCCTTGTTCTTACCCTGTTGCTCGTGCCACCCGGCAATCTGCTTCTCTCGGTTCTGCATCGCTGGCCGGTTTTTGCGCCAGTCCATGTAAACATCCCACATGTGCGAGAAGAATTTGCGTGCCGCCACCATGTCCTCCTCTGACGGGTCGTACTCCTCTTGCTTCTTTTCGCCGCCCGCGACCATCTTGCGGGCGTTTTGCGGATTGAACCCTAAGCCGCGCGCCTTTTCGTTTGCCTCCTTGATCCACGCTGGTATCTCGTCGGCCGATGGCGGCGGCGGCAAATCTACTTCTGGGTCATCACTCATGCCGCGTTCCTCGATTTCATCAGCGGACCGTGCTCATATTGTAGAATAAGATTGTTGAAATGATAACCCTTGAACGAGCCATGCACACTCGCCCCGAGATAGAGCCCGGACTGGTCGCTGAGCGCGGTTTCATAAGAAATATATCCGCCCACCAACCAACTGATAATATCGCCCAGCGCGTTGGTGAAGTTAATGGCCTGGTTGAGACTGTTGACGAACTGAATGGTTTGCCCGGCCTGGAACGAGAAAGCACGCGATCCGTTCTCTGAATCGACCGTAACATTGACGGTATTTGGCTCCGAGGAGGACTGGCCGATCAGCATCCTCATGAGGCGCTTGTTGATCTGCGGCTCGCCGTTGTGCGCGAGCGCCGTGCGGATCAGCACGTCCACCTCTACGCTGGTGTCAGCAATGATTTCCTTGATCGTCGCCCCGTCGTCGGAAAATATTTTTTCTCGTCCGGCCAAATGTGCGGACACGATACCCGTAATCGTGTCGCCCGCCGAGATCACTGTCCAACGCTTGTTGTAGAACGCCATGATAAGCGAGCGAGCGCCTTCATCCGGGTCGAGATAGCGCACCAATGTGAGCAATGTATGCTCGCCGTAGAAGTCAAACACATCGCTGACTGGAGGGAGACTAAAATCCGCCTTCTCGATGATGCCGGTCATCGGGCCTGAAAGCTTCACGACCGAGGCGCCAAAGATGCCGTAGACGCCGACCTGGTTGGTGAGCACCACGGTGCGGTCATAGCTTCGAACCGACGCGGGGTAGATCGTCCCCTGATCGGAGAAAAGCGACGTAATGTTGAACTGAGTCGTGGTCCCGTTGACGGAAATCGTGCCGATCTGCTTGACCGACTGATCGCAGATGATGAACAGGAAGTTGTTGGCCGACTTTAGTTTTGTGATGTAATGCACGACGTCGGAATCGGAGAGGATTTGACTGCCCGCGGCATTGGCTGAGTCCACATCGTCGTAGCCAGTCAACCCGGTGTAGGCCAGCTCACGCCCCGCCGACATCCACACGCGGCCCTGAAACACGTCGAGCGTGGTGGGTTTGATGGTGAACGGCCAGATCACGACGGTGGCGCTGGCGGTGGTGTCCATGACAGGGGTCAAAATCGCGGCGCGCGAGGGCGTGTCCCCGCCCGTGGGCGTGATCGTAATGGCTGGGGTTTCCTTATAACCCGAGCCCGCGTTGGTCACCGTGACGCCGACTATGCGGCCAAGCGAAACCACGGCGGTGGCAAGCGCGGTCGTCCCGCCGCCGGCCGGCGCGGCAATCGCAAGGGTCGGAACATGCAGATAGCCGTAGCCACCGTGGAGCACGGTGATGGCCAGCACGCCGCCGCCGGTCGGTGTGCCGCCGGTAAACGAGACGGTGAGAATGTCGCTGAAAATATACCCCGTTCCAGCATTGGTCAGCGTGATCGAGGTTACGGTGTCGTCGGTCAACACGGCCGTGGCGGTGGCCCCCGAGCCCGTCCCGCCGTTGATGGACACGGTTGGCGCCGAGGCGTACCCCACCCCGCCCTGCTGGATGACGAAGTTGGGCGAGACATTGCCCTCCTTGATGAACAGCGTTCCGTCGTAGGTGCAATATCCGGCCTGTGAGTCGGCGATCAGGATGCGCTGATCCTGCCATTGTGTCAGATCGGGCGTTGCCGTGAACGTTCCGGCCGCCGCGAAATTGACCTTCGTGCCGTTGTTGACCTCAACCGTGTAGGCCGCGCCGGAATTGCAGAAGTAAACCAGATAGTCCTTGGCGTTGAAGTAGGCGTAGAACCGCGCGGTGATGGTCTCTCCGGTCAGCGTGGCGAGCGTTGAGCCCACCCCAGGGACCGCACGCAGGTCGTTGTTGGCGACAATGACGACGTTTTCCGCCCAAGCCAGGCGCTTGGGGTCGAGCGCGATGCGCGCGGGCTCGGTATCCATCGTCTGGAAGTCGCCGAACACCAGCCATTTTTGACGCTCGGCCTGCATGCCCTGCCGGCCGCCCTGCGATTGTGATCGATCGGTTTGTTCTTCGTCGCGCGGGGGCATTAGAGACTATCTCCAGCCCAGGAGATAAACGGCATCAACTGACAGTCCGTTCTCCAGGAGGTTATCGACCTCGCGGCTTAGGTCCTTAACTTTCACCGTATATTGTGATGAGCTTTTCCCACCCGACGTGCCTTCTGTGTAGCGGATAGTTGCATCGGCCATGCGCCAATCGGAATGTTCAGCCAACGCCTCCCATTCCCCTTGTGTCATCTTACCGTCGTTAGCCTTGATCCTAGCGAGCGCGGGTCGCACTTTTTGATCAGGGGTGATTTGACGACTGCCACCAGATTGGCTCTCCATTTCAGATTTTGAGACATCAAGAATGTTTTTGTTTTTTGATTGCGACAACGGCTTTGCAAGATCGTCAATGCGGTGCTGAACGTCATCTGGGTGTTGTGGCCACTCTTTCGGAAACTGATTTTTAGGATCAGTTGCAATTTCTCCTTTCCATCGAGAATAGAGATTGGGCGGCTTTGCTGCCTCTTGCCGTTTGTTTGTACTGGCAAGCAGTTCGTTAATTTCTTTATCGACGGCAGGATCGACTCTGCCTCCCAATCTGCGGGCACTTTTCGGACCTAACCGACCGCCTAACAGCATCGGAGCCCAAGTTAGAGGGTCAGGCGCGGTGGCCTCGCGAAACTCGCGTAGATAATCCCGCCACCCTTTTTCAGCACCGATCTGCTTTCCAGCTTCGTCGTCGATCGGCATGTGTCACCTCCCGAACATGCCGTAGTAGGCCCGATAAGCGTCCTGGATGCGCGCGGTCTGCCGCGTCATGGCGATCTGTTTGACGCGGGATTTGTAGCGGTTGAGGAACACATACGCCTGATCCATGTTTTGCAATTTCGTCAGCGCCAAATACGAGGCGTAATACTGCACGGCGTCCGCATATGGCATGGTGATCTGGGTATCGCTGTCGGTCGTCGCCGCCAACGCATTTGGCAGCACCACGACGTCGAGTTCGAGCTTATAGGTGTTGGACGAATCCGGGATCGGATAGAGATAGAACAGGTTCTGTTCGGTGTAATTCGTCCAGAACGCTGGTATGGTCCTCAAAAGCGGGTCAGCGCGGCAAAACGCCTGGAACGCGCCGAACGGACGCCAGCGCAGCGGTCCGCGCCAGTTGGTATACAAAAGCGAGAGCCCGCCGATGTCGAGCACGTTAATCAGCGTGGTCGCGGTGGCGGTGGCGCCTGAACCGCCACCACCCGTAAAACCGATCGCTGGTGCGCTGGAATACCCCGCCCCCCATGATGTCATATAGACCGCAGAGACAGCCCCACTGGTGACCACGGCCGTAGCAGTCGCGGCGGTCGTAGGAGAGCCACCCGTGAACGTCACCGTGGGAGCGCTGGTGTAGAGCGTGCCGCCAGCGGTGACGACAATGCCGCCGACCCCGCCGCTGATGGGATAAGTTTCCTGATTGGCGATGGCATCGAGCCCGGTTGCGAACTGCCGGACGCAATGGGTGTCGAGCGCGATGCAGGTGCGCGAGTTGTTGATGTGGCCGATCAGCTCGGCGTCGGTCCAATCCTGCGCGGAAACGTCATGAACGAGCAGGCGTACTTGCGTGATATAGTCGGAGAGCAGCACAAATTACGCTTCTTTCTGCTTGATCACTTTCAGTTCATACCGCACCGGTTCGATCACGATGTTATCGAAATACTGCCGATCGAGTTTGGCATCCTGGTTTTTCGTGCTGTTCCAGCCGTGCCGCATGGAGCAGTAGCGCAGCATGGCCTCGTACAGCGCATCCGGGTCGTCGCCGGCCTCCGGGTAAGGCTTAAACCCGAAGATGTGCGCGGCGACTTCCGGCAGCACGTCAACGTGCGAATAAACCGTCTTGCCGTCAACGACTTGCGCACCCTTGAACACGAAAGTTACAGAGTTGTAACCGTCCTTGATCGTGAAGTCGTTCTTGTTGGTGATGCGCAGCTTGGTGATTGGCTGCTCAACCTGCATCAGGTCCGGGTCTTGGCGTTGGAACTCCATGTTAGCTCACCCCAGGTTGGATGATGTTGGTATCGGCAAGACCGCCGCACACCGCGGTGCCGCCCGGATTGGTGGTGGGCGCAACGCCGGGGACGGCGCCGACGATAACGCCGGGGACTTTCTGCAAGCCGAAGCCGGGGTCCTCGACCGTGAACGAGGTCAGGATGGTGGTGGTCGTCGAGGATAGCGTGGTGATGCCGTTCGCCGGCTTGATGCAGTAATAGCCGTTGTTTCCGTCATGCGCCTGAACAAGACCGCTTGTGGTGGTCCAGCCCGAAGCATTGCCGGACAAGGCAACGCCAGCGTTGGCAACGCTCACCGACGTGACCGAGAACGACATGATGGCGGTCGCGGCGGCCGAGGTCGGCCCGCCCGTAAAGGTGATGGTCGGGATCGTGGTCCCGGTATAGTTCGAACCGTAGTCCGTGATGACGATGCCGGTGGTCGTGCCGGACCCGCCGAGCGTCGAATTGACGGTCAGCACCGCGCCGGAGCCCGCGCCGACGATATCGCCCTGCATATTTTGCAGGGTCGGATTGATGCCGGAAGCCGACAGGCCATAGCCGGTCGGGGCCGTGAACACGTTGGTCGGCACGGCCGGATCGGCCGGCGGGTTCGACGTCGTGTAGGACGCAAACTGCGGAATGGCGTAGCAAAGCGGAACGGACGTATAGCCCGCGCCCGCGTTGGTCACGACGATCGAGCCGATCGTCGTGCCGGAGAGCACGGCGTAGCCGGTGGCCCGGATGCCGCCTTGCGGGGGCGGATCAAAAACGATGGTCGGCGGTACGAGATACCCGGTGCCCGCCGCCGTCACCGTGACGGTCGTATTGATCGAGCCGCCGACGATCACGTAGCCGGTCGCCGCGCGCCCGCTGGAGGGCGCCGAACCGAAAGAAATCGAGCATGCCGTTTGCGTAGGCCCGATGCCGTTGGTGCCGGACGTCCCCGCGGTCGTGATGGCAGCGCCGGTCACGACGCCGGACATGTTCACGATACGGAAATTGCTGCCGTCCGAGTTGGTCACCAGCACGCGGGAACCGGGACCGTAGAAATGCCGCCAGCAATAGGTCACGTAGTCGAAGATTTGCAGGACGCAAACACGGCCAAGCGTGATCTGGAAGTTGCCCGGAGGCACCAACCAGGTGTGCCCCGAGAACAGATGCAGCGGGAAAGCGTTTTGGCCGAAGGGAGTTCCGGTGCCGAATCTCATGGCGCTACCTCAAATGCTCAGATACGTCAGGCCGGTCACCTTCATGTGAGCGGCGGGCTTGACGTTGACGAGTTGCAGGACGGTGAACACGCCACCGATGTAGCCCAACTGGCCCACGGCGAAGCGTGACTCGAAGGGGAGAACCTGGAAGCCCGCCCGTTCATGGATGTAGAGCGAGAGATAATCCGGGTTGAGCAGGTAGAGTGTGCCTTCCGGGCACTGCGGGTCAGCGTAGATCGGCACACCCGCCACCTCGATGGCGCGGAATTTGGCGCCCGCGGTGCCGGTGCCGAAGTCCGACGACGGCGTGATGTTGTAGCGCTCAAGCGATGTGAAATCTTCCGCCAGTTTCCCCCAGGTGCCCATGCCGCAGACGCCGAGTTTTGGCATCTCGTTGGCCTTCTGCACCTGCAAGATGTACTTGTTGAGCAGATCGCGGGTGAGCGGATTCGAACCGGCTGCGACGAAGTTCGATTTCCACCAGGTATTGGTGGTGCGGTTGATGCCGCCGTAGGTGGTCGCCACCGTGCCGTCGTCCACTGCGGCGTTGATGCCGATCAATCCCTGCAAGTTGGCGAAGTTGGTGTAGAGGTCGGTCGAGAGCCGCTGCCGGTACTGATTGGCGCAATCGTTCATGCGCGCTTCGATGATCGGCACCACGGCGTAATTGAGCTGCACCATGCCTTCCATGCCGGGGAAGGGGATGACCGAGAGGTAGGCGGCGGGATTGAACTCCGCGACTTGCAGGCCGGGCGTCACGCCGGGCTGGTTGAATGATCCATCGTAGCCGATGTTCTGGATCGTCACCATCGGCACGCCCTGCACCGGCACCGTGATCGGCGACACGCCGCCCGACATGCTCTGCGCGTTGTTGAGCAGCGCCGCGATCAGGGGAGCCGAGTTGTAGATTTGCACGTAAACGTGCGTGTTGTACCCGCGGCGCGTCACTGCCGTTAGCTCGTTAGCTATGGGTCCAGCTTGTGGAAGAATTCCGGTGCCGAAGACGGGCATTCTCTTTACTCCTCAATGACTTAGCGCTGTTTTGCGTCGTTGATTTCTTTGATTGCCTTGTTAGCTTCGTTGCGCGCCCAAGCGATCGGGTTTTCGAATAGTCCCTTGGTATCGGGTGCCTGCCATTGCTGGCCCATGAACGGCTCCGGCCGCGGCTCGGGCTTGGGCTGTTCGTAGGCGTAGATTTTGGCCGCCTCCTCGTAGTCGATCAGGCCGGTGCGCTCGATGACCTCCTCGACACCGGCGAGATGCCGAGACTGGATTTCCGGGTCCTCGCCGAAGGATTGCGCAACACGGCGGCGGCCGGCCGCGATCTTGCGCAGGGCGGCATCGCGTTCGCGCTCGTTCTTGAGTTCGTCGATCTGCCCCATGAGTTCGCGGCGCAAGTCCTCGGTTTCCACGTCCGGGAACTTGATGGTGGGGTCGACCTCGTTGATCAGGCGCGCGACCTTGTTCGACGTTTTGGGATTTTTGCGCAGACGCACCAGCAGGTCGGCAAGTTCCTTGGTGGTCTGGTCAGAGAGTTGCTGGGCCATCAGTAAACCCTCGGTGTTTGGAATTTCCCGGTCGGGCTGACGTACTGCACATGCCAGTACGGAAACTTATTGAGGCGTGTAAAGATCAGGCCGCCCAGATACCAATTCGCGAGTATGTAGGTGTCGCGACCAATCGGGTCTTTTGCGACATACCGACAAATTGTCGAACTCATATCGGCTTGCCTTTCTGCGCGGACGGTCCACCCTTCTCAAGCGCGAGCGACGGATTGGGCTTGGGGCCCCACTTCGACTCGGCTGTGAAGCCGCCGATGTCGGGCATGGAGCCCACGTTCACGAATTGACTGTTGACGCGCTTGACCTTGCCTTTGTCGCCAAAGCCCACTTTCGGGCTCAAATACTGCTTGTCTGCCATGATTAACCTCCTGGGATTGGGGACGGCGGCATGCCGGGCATCCCTCCGCCCGGCGGTTTCGGCGGCTGCATGCCGGCGGGCTGCGCGCCCTGGAACGGCTTGCCGGCCTGATTGGCCTGCACCATGTTTTGGATCGCGGCCGGCACCAAATCTTCCTTCGATTGTTTGCCGAAGGTGGACGTACCGGAGCGCAGCATTTCGGCGATGGCCTTGTACTCGTCGGAATAAACGTCGAACGCCTGCTGGATCGCGTGCAGTCCGGTGAGGATGGCTTTGATCTGCGCGCGCGCGGCTTCTTGATTTCCTTTTCCCGCGCCCGGCGACATGGCGGGCGATGAGCCCGGACCTGACGGACCGCCAGCCGGATTTTTCGGCATCATCGGAGGCGGCATGCCGGGCGCACCGCCACCTGGCGGTCCACCTGCTCCCGGCATCGGCATTGGAGGCATCGGCAATTCCTTCAATCTTTCGCAAAATGACGCCCGCGCAACGCATTGCATAGGCCAATGTTTGAAAAAAAGTGGGGCCGGTGTAGGGACCGGCCCCAAGGTGGTAATCATAGGAGAGTGTCAGATGTAGCAATCCAATGTAGTGCGCGTGTGGCGCTGGCTTACCGGCGACCGCGGCGCTTACCTTTGCGTCGACGATTGGCGGAAAGCACGTCGTTGATGATCATGCTCGTACTCCGTTCATGCCGGAACAGCCCGCCCGGCACTCGGGCTATCGGCGACGTGCCGACCTTACGACGCAATTTGTGCGCTGAAACTTTTCTACTGCCTAGGGACTTTTCGGTACAGGCGGACGACGAATTCTTTCAGTCAGAGTTATATACCGCTCATACTCCGAAACCCCGTCATCATGATTGCCCTCAAGCGTCCGCACCGTGTCCGGCTTAGAGCCAACCCCCAGCACAATAGCGGTATGACCGCTCGAAGTCCACAAATCACCCGGTTGCGGGTCATCCGACACATCGGTGCCGAATTTCTGATAAGCCTTAGCCGCGCCTGGGTCGTTGTCCACGAACGGCTTGCCGGTAGATTTTAACAGCGACGAAACAAAATAGGTACACCATGCAACACGTCGCGGATCGATATTCTTGCCCATCGCCTTACTGAGAAAATTACCGATCACATCGGCGTTCACGTACTCGTTCGCTCCGATAAATTGGCTCCCCAACTCTATTGGAGATTTTGCTTTGCTGGGATCAATCTTAAATTGGCTTGACGGCACAAAATCTCTGTCCGCATACTCCCCCTCTTGCCAAACATCTAATTCATGTTTGCTCGGCTTGAGTCCGGCGTTCTTCATGCCTTTCATCAGCCTTCTATCTCGCTCGGCCCACATACGTCGTCGCACCTGATTAAGCTCTTCTCCCGTAACCCCGAAATCCTCTACGGAACCGTATTTGTAAACATCGTCAGACGTTGGTTTAAAGTTCTGCCGAAACCAATCTAGCCGCTTCAAATCCTCCCGAAGTTTAGGCGCTACGTTAATTTTACGATCCGAGATTTGTCTAATATCTTCCTCTGCACCAGCGTAGCCTTCGAGCGCCCTGTTCAATTCCAGATCAAACGGACTGCCCGGCATCACACAGCCTTGAGTTTCGGCTTGCCCTTGCCCTCGTCCGGGTTGATGCCGGCGGCCATCATCGCCTTGGCCTGCTCGGCCTTGGCCTTGATGCGTTTGCGCAGTTTGTATTTCAGTTCAAGCGCGTTCGCCGGATTGAGAATATCGATCAACGCTTCCTGATCGATGGCTTGGGCCTTGAGCATCACGATCGCGTCATCCTTGGTTTCATCGCGGAACAAGGGTGAGTGCGAGTGTCCGGCGATGCGGATTTTATACTCGCCGCCGACCTGCGCTGGAACAAACGCCTGTTTCTTCTCGGTCAGCAATTTATCCTCGGAATTACGCATCAAAAGCCTCAGTCCGATGTCGCCTAGTTTAGATAACGACCGCTCCAAACCCACAGCAACTTTTCGTATTCGGCCTGATCCAGTGCCTTGGAGTTGCTTGGCATGGCCGCGACCTCTAACGCCCTGCTCGCCGCGGCCTTGCAAGGTTTCGGTAAGTCCAGAAGCTTCGAGGAAGATAGCGCCGATCTCTTTAAGTTCGGCGAAACAGTCCTCGGGAATTTCGGGTTTGAGTTCATCGACTTTTGCTCCCGGTATCTGATCCATGACCCATGTACCGGGTCCGCCCAATGCCGCCGCCTTCTCATCGAGAAGCCCTGAAAAGCCGGAAAATACTTTCGCAGGGTCAACTTGACGCGCCAGCAGTGTTTGGATTTCTCCCATGCGCTTGTCGCTCCACTGCTGGAGCGGGATCAGCTTTTCGATGTGCGCAAGACCCCACGCATAATCGTAAATCTGATAGGGCTGGATTTCGATGAACGGATGATCTCCCGGCAGGAAGATGTTGCTCTCGGAAGGCAATTCTTGAGATACGCCGCGCTTGGCGTTCTTGAGTGCCGCGATGGTTTCTCTTGAGTCGGATATCACCATGTCCGGGGTTGCGACGGTGAATTGCGCGTAGTCCTCGAACTGGTCGTCCCACACCGTTACTTCATGCCATTTCACCAGCGGCACGTCGGTCTGTGCGCGATACGTTGGTGTTGGTTCGGCGGCGCTGTTGACGACACCCGTGAGCGGATCGGTGATTGAGGGTCCGAACGGACCGCCGAGCAGAAGATTATGCAGGACCGGAGGCATGTCCTCCTCGTCGCGCCCGAAGTTCACCTCCATGCGTTTGATCTCGGAGGCGAGCCCCGCGCGATAGAGCCGCTGCACCGCCTCGTCGTAATCGAGAACGTAGGAGTGAACAAACGCCTGCTGGTTATCGATGCCGGGCTTCGTTTCGTTCCACATTCCCATCGCGTAGGGCGGGACGATTTCGCCATAGAGTTCCTTGGTGGCGTTGTTCCAGCCCATCTTGATGTACATCGTGTCGTACACGGTGGCCCAGGTGAGCGCGTCCGAGTACTGATAGGCCAACTCGCTATCGCGGAACGTGTCGTTCCAATAATCGCCGAGTGCGATCAACTGCTCGACCAGCGCATCGTCGGAATGTTCCGGTGGCGCGATGGCATATTTGGCGTGGTCGGGCGTGTAGAGAAACGACGAGACAAGATCGAGGTGCGCGTACAGCCGATTGTGCAGCGTGCCGGCGCCCTGATTCGAGCCGTAGAGGAAGTAGTTGCGCCGCCGCGCGTACAGCGCCATGCGATCATTGCGCGACTGCGAGCAGACATCGATGATGAACTTGAGCTGCTTGTCGCGGTCCTTGCCGCCCTTGGGGATGATCACGCTGCACTCTCGCCCTTATCCCGTGACCAACGCGCTTCGATCTTGGTGTTTTGCGAAATATGCGGCAGCCGCGGCTGTGGCCCGCCGAGCATCGGCAGTTCGGTTCCTTTGGGCAAGGCCACCGGCATGCAGGAAGCAAGCAGATTGCCGTTGACATCCATGTTGATCGGCATGTTGGTGCCGGGCAGACCGTTGTAAGTGCCGGCTTGGGCGTGGACGGGCGCGGGCGGATTTGGCATCACCGACTCGCCCGGCCGCGCCGACTTCATGTTGGACAGACCGTAGGTTTCGGCGAGAGAACGCATGATGTTGTCGCTTCGTTTGAGCGACACCTGCGGATGCCCGCCGCCCGGTATCCACATCAGTTTATAGCAGCCGCACGCCTTGCACTGCGGAACGTCACCGTCGTCCAAAAGGTGTTCGGCTTCCCGACGGCAACGGCGGCAAAGATAGGTTTTGACGATCATGCGGGCCGGCTTTCAATTGATCCATCAGCCGCGCAGCGTAGGCGATGTTCTGCGCTTTGCCAATGTCGGGCTTGTCCTCGCGGAAATGCGCGACTTGACGTTGACGGCCTTGCACGCCGGGGTGCTCGCCCTCGGCGCCCGCGAAATACACCTTGCCGGCGTCCAACATGCGGAAGCCTTTCGTCAGCTTCTCCCGCATGGCCGGTGAAATTTTGTAGGTTTTTCTGCGGATTTCTCCGCCCATGAAGGTGCCGATCCCGCACATGTGCAGGAACGCCTTGTAGTGGCCGGTGCCGCGCAGCTCCATGCAGCGCCGCCAGATTTCGTCATCGTCTAAAAGGTCTTGCAAACGGCACCACCTGCTGACCGGACTGCGACTGCATTTTCATGTTTTCCAGATAATTTGCAACCATACGATCCTGCACGATGCCTTGCGTACCGGCTTTCTTCATCTCCTCCGCGCGTAGCATGGTCATACCGTTCTGCCGCAGCGGCCCCTGCTCCCATTGCAGCCAGGCGTGGTTGGCCATGCCGAGTGCGATCACGCGATCATCCTTCTCGCCGGTTTCCGCTTCGATGTAGCCCGCATCGCGAATGATGGTCTTGCACTCGTTGAGCGCCTCCAGCGAATTGATGACCAGCCGATCCAGCTCAACGCTGTCCTTGAGCTGGTTCATCATGCGGTGCTTCTGCTCGTTGTTCATTTTCCACTGGTACTGCACCGAACCGCTCATCGAGTCGCCGCGGCGGTAGAGATAATATTGGATACCTGAGAGACAGTTTCGCAACTGCGTATCGTCCCCGGAAAACATCTGCGGCATCTGGTTGCGCAAATTTTTGAGTTCACCATCCACCGCCTGCCCCGGCCCCGCGATTTCCAGCATCATACGGACGTTGCGGTAATAGCCGCACAGATGCGCGAGCACCCAGGCGCACTGATGGGTGGAGGTCCACACCGAGCAAAACTCGGCCACCTGTACCAGCCGGTCGGCGTAGGCGCGGCACACCTGGATGCAGGTGCGGTCGGCATCTTCGCTTGAGCCGTAGGCCGGGTCGCACGACACGATATAGCGGCCCATCGGGTCGGCTTCCTCCCAGATTTTCAGATCAGCCCGCTTGGCCTGACCGATCGGCGTCAATCGCGTTTCGCGCCAGTCGTAGCCTAACTGATACTTGAACGGTTGCAGCAGTTGATTGCGGGCGCGCCGCATCTGGTCGGTAATCGACTGGTTGGTGAAGAAGCGTGAACCCGTGGTGATGAACGCCATTTCTGGCGTGAACGGGAAATCCTCGTCCATCTTGTCCTGGTCGCCCGAGTACGGCGGCTCGTTCACGCGCGCGAGATACCAGGCCATCTGTTCGGGCGCGATATCGAAGTCGTAGAGTTCCTTCACCTCGCGGATGCGCTTGCGGTACAGCACGTCGATCTTGGACAGATCGCCCGCGCCGACATAGGCTTGGAAGCGCGGGTCGTCACGCTCGAAGCGGAACAATTCGTTGCGCCACCAGCCTACGAAAATGATGCGATAGGACGGCGATTTGGCCGCGTACTCCCATGTCTTTTCGAAATGGTTGAACCCGCGCGCGGTTGTCTCGTTGATGTAAAGCCTATGCGGATAATGCGAGGAGCAGGCGGCTTCCAGGTTCTTCAAATCTTCTGGATTTCCGTAGGCGCTTTCCTCGGATTTATGCAGATAGTTGAACGAGGCACCTGTACCCATCTGGCCTTTGGAGGTGTCCTTGGTGCCGGCGACGAGGTATTGGAAGATCGAGCCGTTATCGAATTGCAACTGCGTGCGCGAGTGGCGGGTTGCGGTTTTCTTCGCCCACGGCGGCAGGTTCTGCAAATAGATCGTGAGCATTGAGCGAAACTGATCGCGCAATTGTTCGTTGTGCGTGATGATCGCGCCCGACACGCCCTTGAAATTGAACGCCCAAAACAGATCGAGCGCCATGAAGAAGGTCGAACTTCCAAGCTGGCGTGATTTCAGCGCGACGAAATTTGCAACGCCCTCGTCCATGCCCTTGCAGATTTCGTCGAGCATGTACTGCTGCGAGCCCAGCAGCTTGAACTTGATCAGCCCAAAATCCTTGGTGAGAATTTTGAGGTAAGAGCAGAATTTCAGGAACTTCTCGCGCGGGAACGGCTCAAGTTTTCCTGACATGGCCTGCGCCTAACGCGGAATATTCGGGCGGCGGGTCGCCTAAAAATGTTTGCAGGGCCGAGCGATTGGAGAATGCCTCAACACGTTTGCGCGCCTCGTCGAGCATTTCCTTGGCGACTTCCTTGCGCTCCCAAGTATCGAAATGCACCTTGCCGGTGCGGAACTTCGGCCGTGGCTTGCGCCGCTGCAAGGTCAGCGTCCAGTTCCAGGGTTGCCTGGGTTTGAGTCGCGCTTAGAGAATGGATTTCCTTCGTTTTGGAAATCCTCCTCCATCGCGTCCCACATCGGCTGCTGATCGTATGACGGTTTACCCGCGCGGTCGCCGCGGAACAGGGGCTTGGGGCCGGCGTGCAATTCGTCCCGGTTATCAATATCGTCCAGTTCGCTTTCTTTCGCACTACGATCTGGCACTGGACCTTCTGGTGGGCCATTCGCCCCGCCGCCGCCGTGTGCCTTGGTGGCGTTGGTCATGATGACGTCAATCTCTTGGTCGTTCAAACCCTTTGATTGAAAGAATTTTCTCACCTGATCTTCTGTTACGTCACCTATCGGGGCGCCGCTTTCCACATACATGTCCCCGCCCTTGCCTTCCCATGACGGGATAAAATCGAACGCATCACGCGGCATCTTCGTCCTCCATCATGCGGCCGCCGAGCGCGGACACGGCTCCGGGCACGTCCTGCAATTCGGATTTCTTGCCGGGCGGGACGAACTCGTCGGACTTCGGGTCGTTCGGTGTTGACTCTCCCGGCTTGCGATGGATTTTGCCTTTGCCAGAGCGATACCAATGCGGCGCGGTCTGGATCATCAGATCGCGCACGGCTTTCTGTTCCTTCTCGCCGAGCTTGGGGTCCATGATACCGGTGAAGCCGCGGCCTTGCAGCCATTTGTCGAGTTCCGTGGCCCACTGGTAATGTTTGATGTTGAGCGATTTCGCCCAGCTTTTGTACTCATCGGGCGTGTGCGGAAAATCCACATTCTCGCCGACCTCGCGGTCGGTCCGCATGGTATCTTTTCGGCGTTGTGTCGCCTGTGCCTTTTCCTCCGGCGAGAGCGTCTTGCGATGTTTCTCGGGGATATCGTCGAACAGACCGCCACCGGCGGGCGGCAGCGCGTTCGGCGTCTTGTTCATCGGCGAGGGTGGAGGCGGCGGCATCGGCGCATCGCCGGGGCGCGGGCGCGTGAGATAGTTCTGCGCGGTCTGGAATTCTTCGTCGGCCATAGCAAATCCTTGGGCACGAGGATTTTTATGGCTAGCACCGTCAGACCGTTGCGCCTAGTGCCTCCGAAGTATCTTCCGAAACTCTGCTCCTGCGCCTGCGACCACCACCGCGGGAGGGTGGAGGCGGCATGGCGCGCCAGCGGGTGGTGGTCTTGTCGATCAATTCCTCCAGCCACCTCTGCGCCTGGACGAACTGCGGCGCCTCGAAATACTCCCGCCGGCTGGCCGATGGTGCCGCCAGTTTGTATTTCTCGATGAAGCCTTTCAGGCGGTAGTACAGCGCCTTTTCCTTGGGGTTGAGGGTTTTCTCCCAGGCCGCGAACTCGTGCCGGCCGTGCGGCGCGTCCTTGGGCTCATACGCCTCGACGGTCTTGGGCTCCTGCCGGGTCGGCACCTCGGGGCGCGCGCCGATCGCGCCGAACGTGTCGTCGAAATACTTCTGCAAGGCGGCGGGCGCCGGACCTTTCGGGTTCGACGACTCGCGGTGCTTTTGCAGCAGCGGGCCATACTTTTGCATGAACTCGTTCTGGAGATTTTTGAACGCCTCATACGCAGGCCCGCGCTGCATGGAAGGGTAGCGACCGTAGGCTTGCGACCAATGCGCGAGGTCCTTGTATTTGGCGTAATCCTGCGCCGGAATTTGTTTCCACAGCCAGCGCCATTCGTTCGATGCCGGCCAGCCGGCGGGCGCGTTCTTGGAGTGCTGCGGCTTGGCGTAGCCGTTTTGCAGCATGTAGGCCCCGACATCGGGGATACCCTCGACCGAGACTTGCGCGTTGTAGCGACCGGTGCGCGGGTCGAGTTTGGCGTTGCTGATCTGGATATTTCCGCGCTTGAGAATTTGGCTCAACGCCGCGCGCTCGCGCTCGCCCAATCCGCCGACGCCAAGCTCGGGCGCATCAATTCCCGTAATACGAATTTTCCGCTCCTCGCCGGACGGCGTGCGGATGGTGAAGGTGTCGCCGTCGTAGACGGATGCGACTTGCACGCCGGCCATATCGACCGCGCCGCGGCGGCCGGGCGGGGTGAACTCGTCGCTGTCGGATTTCCATTCCGGCTTGACGACAAATTCGTCGGGGTCCTTGACCGGCTCAGTAGACGGCGGTGCGAAGGCCTGCACCGGCTCGTCGGTCAGCACGGGGCCCTTGGGCAGCGGGCGGTGATATTTCAGGGGGTCTTGCTGAGTGGGTTTCCAGCCTTTGAGCGCGTACTGTTCCTCATCGGTCATCATGTCGGGAGTCAAGCCCCGCGCCATGACATCGCGCATGATCGGCTGGCTGTACGGATTGGGCATTATTTTTGCCTATCCTGGAAATCCTGCTGATACTGCTCAAGCTCGTTGCGGCGCTGCTGCTGCATCGGATTGGGCTCGAACGCGACGTCCTCCTCGCCGGAATGCTGCTCGGCTTCCATGTTGAGCGAGCGGTGTTTGATGGCGTACATGTCGGTGTGGAACTGCACCATCTTCTCAATCTCGGCGCGGTCGGCGTCATCGGGCTCCGATTTGTATTGCAGCTTGAACAGCGCGTTGAGCACGCGGCGGATGTTCTCGGAATACTCAGCCGCCGAGCTTGAGTTTTTTTCGACCTCGGGCAGAAGTTTCTTGAACTGTTCGAAATTTCCGATCAGGCGAGGGTCGGTCGGATTGGGCGGCATGGGGAGCTTGCGACGTGGTTGCTCGCCCATGCCGCCCATCATTTGTTTGACACGGGACAAATCTTCATCGCGAGCCTCCGGCAGCTCGTCGGTGTAGTCGCGTTCGATCTCGCCGGTGGTCCGCGCCATCAATCGTTCATGGGGTAGGAGTAGGAGCGGGAGGAGGAGCAGACAGAGCATCGAGAGCCGCCTTGTTGGCGACACTCTTGGCCAACAAGGCGTCAACCTGCGCTTGCACTGCCGGCGGCAGATTGGCCCCGGAGAGGATATCGGCAATCTGCTGGCGGAGGTTTGTAATGATCTGCTGAATAACCGCGATCTGGGTCGCTTCGCTTTCTTCGTTGTCGAGAACGTCTTGCAGGGTTGCCATGATAGCCTCCAGCTTCTCGAACATGAGGCGGAATTGCCGCATGATCATTTCATCAAAGTGGTGGTAGTGATGAACTTCAAAACGCATGCTCGGCTACTTAACAGGTTTTTGTGGCACTGAGAAGTAGCGCGGATCATCCAGAAACCGCGCGCCGTAGCGGAATGTCCCGCAATGATACACCGCCTGATCAACGATCACAAAAGGCTTGGCAATTGATCTGGCACGTTCACAAAACGAGGTATCCTCCGACAACACCTCGCCATTGACTTCGATCCGATCGAACCAGGCTTCACCCATGCGCTCCAACAATTCACGCGTCAGCAACACGCAGCCGAAGCCGGTGCGGCGCACCGGCATAAAACCATCCACAACTTCCTGCATGCCGTCCTCCAAGTCGAGGCACCAGGTGAGTGAGGACGCCAGCGATCCCTCTAGAGAATGGTTGCTTTTCAATCGAAATTGTAATTCCTTGAGATTGATGTCCCGCTTGCAAAACGGCAGCGCCGTGAACAGGTGCTTTGATGCGAGCAACTTATCCATCGCCTTAAGGCCCACCTCACTATCGCTGTCGACCATCAGCAGGTGCGTGCGGTCGGAATATTTGAGAAACTGCATCACCAGCATGTTGCGCGCCGTCACGATGTCGGAGGAATCGACGCCGATCTTGAACAAGTTGATGCCGCGCACTTGGGCTACGCGCGCGATCGACACCAAGGTTTCGGCGTAACCGACGTTGACCTGGGAATACATCGTGGGCGTTGCGATGCACAGGTTCATGATTTTTTTTCATCATCATAAAAACGAACGCCTGGATCACGTATCTGAATTGCGCGCTTAATCAGATCACGAGTTCTCGGATCATACGCGAGAAGAAAAAAATGTAGCCCCAGCTCTCGCTGAACTGCTGCGGTTGGAAATTTTTTAACATTCCACTGGCTTAAAATTTCTGTAGCTTCTTGCAAATTCATGATTTCAGAAACTCCGCGATGCGCTCGTACATCGCCGCCTTCTCCGGACCCTTCATCCAAGTGTCGTAAATCTCGGCGTCCCGCTCGAAGTCTGCCGACCCGCGCGCATAGGTCATGTCCGGCTTGGCGGTTCCCTTGGTCCAGTGCCGATGCTCCACGCGATGCTCCGGCATCGGTCGCAGCAATTTGAAATCCGCCGCGATCTGGTCCCACAAATTGTCCTCGAAGTTGTGTTTCACAGGTACAGGGACAAGAGAACCCATAGCGCGTACAAGACCACCGCCAAGACAGACAGCAGTTCTGCAAAGCGGGAACGACGCTTCACCTTGCGGCGTGACCACATAGCGATCCTCCGCGGCATTCTCCATCGACCACCACCACTCCGGCGTTACCGGCCACTGATCATCGCACAGCAACCCGTAAAACTTCTCGTTCGGCCAACGTTGCAAAATCAATCTGTGCGCATCGGCGCAGCGCGCGCCGGACGGGATTTCCACCATCATCCATTGCACGCGGGCGCCCTCGAACCACGCCGCGCGCCCGATCACATGGTAATCCTCGTGCCTTGGGTCGTCCTCGTTGATCAGCACCAGGATCGTATCGGGCAACCCGCCAGGACATTTCCTCATTCGCTCGATCGATTGTGGGCGGCCGTAACTCGGAAGAAACCACATCAGGTCGTCGTCCGCCCGGATACATAGTCCTCGAATTTCTTCGCAGCGTTCACCACACCGACCGGATCGATCGTCCACACCCCACCCGCTTGCGCCAACGGCGCGGAAGCCGTCTTGACCGCCTGCTCAAGCGCCCACCGGCAACGGTCCTCATCGGATTTTGTTCGTTTGTTCAACGACGCAATCGCGCGGGTGTCAGGCATGGGGGTTAATCCTTCATCCGGCGGACACTGTATTGAATATCATAACCGTCAATCGCACAGTCAATGGAAGAACGCAAGCCCTACCGCAGCAGGTGTCCACCGCTCAACACACCGCCGAACGTGCGCCACAGCAGCAGCAGCACAACCAACACCACAATCACCCAGAAAATCTGAATGACACGCTCGGGCAGCCCAACACCCAGCATCCCCAACACCCAGATCACCAGCCAGCAAACGCCAACCACAATGCAAATCTGGATCAGCAGCAAGATTACGGATTCAACCATGTCAGCCTCCCTTGGAATACGACCTAACAGGAACGGTCAGGGCGTCCGCTAAGTTCCAGCCGTTTTTCAGCCTGCCATAAACAATATCTCGGCTCAAGCCTAACTGCTCGGTGAGGTCAACAAGCAGAACTCGCTTCCCATTGTGTTCGACGTAGACGTTATCTCGGCTGTTCCGCCGCTGCTCCGATTTCGTCGCCCAGCGACAATTGTTCGGCTCGTAATTCCCGTTGCCATCCTTACGGTCAATCGTGTGCTGCGGCGTCGGCTTCTGCCCCATATCCGCAAGAAAATCTCGGAAACTCGCCCGCCACCGCGCACACACGGCAATCCCACGACCACCATAGTTTGCGTACTTGTCGTGGTTCTTGTTGTAGCAGCGCTCAATCATTTTCTCCCAACTCGAATACTCTGGTTTTTTGGAAACAGGATCGTGGAAGCATCGCTCCACAGGACGCCGTATTTTCGATCCGCGCAATTTGTAAACCTTGCCGCACTGGCATTTCACCTCCCAAATCACCTCGCGATTGCGATGAACGCCCACGCGGCGCTGAACAGTCAGAACTCCAAACGTCTTGCGGGTGAGGTCAATCATATCCATTCCACAATGCTACCCTAGCCAAGTACTGTTGTCTATACTTTATGATAAGCATATGTGCCTCGTATGGGGGGGAAATGCTAACGTGGCATTTTATTTTCTTCCCCTGCACCCCGGGCCCCTGACAGAGCGGCGCGCGCGCCAGGTTCTCGACGCAGGCCATCACGCCTTTGTGAATTGCTTTTGCAGTCAACCTGTGTAGTCTAGTCACGCGGTCAACAACGACCGCTTTCGAAAGGAGAACTATCACATGATGAAAACACTATTAGTTGCCGCTACGATGGCAACACTGATCGCCGGGCACCCTTCGCGGGCCCAAACGGTCACACTCGATGGCTCCAGCAAGATGGGCCGATCGATCATCTGCAACGCCCAATGGAAGGCGATCAAGGATGACCCGACCAAAATCGAGCTGACGAAGTACCGGCGAGACTTCTTCGTGTTCAACTGCAAGAAGGACCTGGAGAAGAAGGCCGCCGGAGTGCGGTAACAAAAACGGGAGGAGGGGGCTTCGGCCCCCTCTTTTTTTGCGCCAAGCGCCGGCCGCGCGCCTTTTGAAATTCCGTGGTATTTCACCGGAAACCGCCGCCCGCGGCTCGACTAGGCCCCCTCCCCCGGTGGGGTTTCTCAATCGGATCAATGGCTTGCGCGTACAAGGGGGATGAATTTTGCGAAATCACCGTTCGCATAAGGCTATTTATGGAACATTCGGCCGGTTGTCTAATGATTTCAACACGATAGCGGACTACAGATAGGCACGCTGCATGTGGTGTAGCATTGATTTACCTACCATATTTGGTGCAATCGTTTCGGGTCCGTAACGAAATCGCATGAGAGAGGGCACGCTAACGCGTTTCTCGTGGTCATTCAAAACGGTATTTCGTCCTCCTCCATCTGTTTGACGACAATTTGTGACAATTGTTTCAGCGTGTCAGCGTTTTTCGTAGCCGTTGTTTGTTCTTGTGGCACGTAGTTTGGTGGATATTCGCTGTCGAAGTACCATCCACCTAAAGCGTTGATCTTAGGCCACGTTCCCATGTGCTTCCACCATGCTGAGTAAGCTTCTGTTCCCTCTTTGACGAGTACACCTTTCGGCTTGGGCTGCTCCGGTGGTTGGCTGCTTGGCGCGAATGGAAACTGGTGCCCCGGCGAGGGAGGGAGCGCCTCGAGCGAACGACCGACTGAGCCGGGAGACACGGGTAGTCTAGAAGTATTATTAGGATTGGATAGGATAGGAGGCATTGCGGTTGCATGTCCGTTCGCATATGCGGTCTTACTGGTTATCTCATTGTTTTTGTTTGATTTGGCATCTGACTTCGACCACCTGCTAAGCGCTGCCTGTCGATTAGCTATCGACGACTTCGCGACGACTTCGCGGACACTTCGCTGCTTCTTCTGCCTCCAAGTCACCCCGTCGCCGTCGTCCGCCAGCGTCCAAAACTGCTCGAGCACGCGCGGCCGCAGCCGCTTCCAAGTGCGGGTGTCGATGCCTAGCCTAGCCGCGATCCACTTGTCGTCGACTGGCAGGTCGCAGTTCGGCCGCAACCACGCGAAGCAGATCAAGAGCCAATAGGCGCCCTGCTCCTCGAGCGTCAGATCGGGGTGTGTGTCCGCGACCCAGGTGTCAGGGAACACGGGCATGGAAGGGTATTTTGACATCGGCGTGCGCCCCCCGGCGCGTGAGTTGATGGCTGGTAAGCTCCTCGCGGGGGCGAGGGCAACCGCTCGAGCGGCTGTCCCAGCTCACCCCCAATCCGCCACCTGTTTGCGCGCTGTGTCAAGCCGTAATCACAAGCGCGTGAGTGTGTTGACCATGAAGGTTGACTTGCGCGTTGGCGCGTGCGATACAGATTGCGGCCGCAGGGGTGCGGCTTTATCGAAAGGAGAAGGTAAATGTCTGCATTCATCGTAGAGCATGCCCATATTGACGCGCTAGTGAGCTGGGCCGCTCATAATCGCGTGTCTGTTTACCTGCAAACGACCGGCAACCGCGTTGATGTTGCCGGCAATGAAACGCAAATCGGCAAGTGGTTGATGGAGGAAAACGAAAAATCCGTCCTTTCCAGATATCCACAGGACACGCTAGATAGCGCGCCAGGCTGCATCGGAGAGCGATCGACAAACTACAAGTTCCGTGAATTTCTGCCGGCGCTGAAACCCGTCGAAGTGCTCAAAGCCTGCCATTGCTTGGACTACCAATCGTGTGAGCATGACGAGTGGCCGCAATCATTGGCCTACGGCATCCTGCAAAGCATCGAACGGGCGGCAATGCGCCAGTTGCCCGGCTATGAGAACGCGCCGTGGGGCGTACCCAAGAGAGTCAATGATCGGCACTTGCGTCGAGTTATCTAACCCCTCCCACCTGGATGCCACGGTCGCGGGGCAGGCGTATCGGCCCCGCGGCGGTACACGATGCCAAGGTGATACGGGCACCATGATCCTTCCCCACATGGCGCCGCGCAGTAGAGTGCATGCCGGCCGCCGTCGTTGACGATGAACCGGCATTCGCCATAGCCGATCGTCCAGATGTCCTTGGGCGCGCAAACAGGCGGTCTGTCCACAACGACCGGACGCGGCTTCAATATCAACGGCTTCCATGTTGCCTGCCGCAAGCGCCGCCGGGCCGCCCGTTCCTCTGGAGGGCGCGATGGGCGGCCCCCACTGCGCGGCCTAGACGCCAATCCCATGCGATCAGCCTTCCCCAGCACCGCGTTGCGGGTTGTGGAAAACCCGATCCGATCAAGCCTCAATTTGATTTCTGACGCCGCGTAGCCTGCCGCCCAGAGCTGGGCGAGCGCGCTTTCCGCCTCCTCGGTCCATCGCTGATTGAAGTGGCGCCGACCTCCTCCTTCGGTATCTTCCATGCCGCCTCCCGCTCGCGCCGCCGATCGTCGTCCGCCCGCTCATGCTCGGCCTTGAGAGCGGCCGCCGGCAATCCCGTCACATCCGCAACCACTTTGATATGGTCGAGCGGAACACGTTTCCACTTGTTCACAGCTTGCTTGGATACCTCGCAGCGCCGCGCAATCTCGGACTGTAGCCCCTCACGCTTGCGAATTGCCGCCATCACGCTCATGTGTTTATCCACTGGTTGTCTTGTGCTATTGACTACCGCATTATAAGGGTGCTAGTCAATGCTTCGTTACGGTTTCACACAATCGGAAGGATACACAATGAACGAAGTCTTAACCCACACTGGCGAGTCGGCAGCGTTCTTCACGGATGCCACCTACATTGTGCTGGTTATCGGTGCCTGCGTGCTGATCACGCTCGCGTTTACCGCCGGCGCCGTCAGGTGGCTCGGGCGGTGAACCACGAAGTCAAATTCTTCACCAACGAACGCACCGGGCTGGCCGCCGCGCAATGTTCTTGCGGCCAGTACTGGAGCGGCACACTGGAGGCCGTGCAGGCATGTGCCGCCGCGCATGACCTCGACGAGAAGCCACAAGGAGGCAAACCAAATGGCAAAGTCAAAGATATTGAGTGATGCGGAGGCGTTGGAGCGTCATGTCGCCAAACTGCGGCAGGACATGGGCGAGGATCGCGGTGGATGGCTTTCCGATCGTCGCCTCGATTGGCCCACATTCTACCTCGCCGTGATCGGTGCCATTGTCTGCATCGTGGTGGGCGCCCTCGCATGGTGGCCGCTCGGGCTGGCGTCGTGGAAATACTGGTTCCCGTCATGACCGCGATGGGCTTCGACGAGCGCAAATACACCAAGCGCCGAGGATTGCCGATCACCGGCTACCTCGACCCGGAAAGCCGCTTGCTGAAAGTGGCTGTGCGCTGGACGCGGCCGCAGTTCGACGCCATCAACCACCGCGTCGTGCGCAATAACTCGACGTTCGCCAAGGAAGCGCGGCGGTTGATGGAAATCGGGCTGCGCATGGATCATATCGGTGACGCATGACGAAATATTCCCGCTGGCAACCAAAACCTCAAATGGCGACATTTCTCTCTAAGATGCGAGGGAAGCGCGGCTGCTGGATTTATCCAGGAACAATAGATACTGGCGGTTACAAAAGCGTAAAGCACAACGGCAAAAAAATAGGCGCTCACCGAGTGGCGTACATGGTCGGGGCTGGAAAAATACCGAAAGGGAAATATGTTTGCCATCATTGCGATACGCCCGCATGCGTTCGTCCTTCTCATTTGTTCGTCGGGAGCGCAAAAGACAATTATTTGGACGCTAAAGCCAAGCGTCGGCACACGCACGGGGATAAATGTTGGCGCGTAAGACTGACCGAACGAGCAGTGAAGTATATCAAGCGCAGCAAAAAAACGCAGACAGAATTGGGCCGTCAATTCGGCGTCAGAAATACAACCATTTGGCAAATAATCCACGGCAGGAATTGGAAACATGTCGCTTAAACAGGGGATTTTTTATGACATCGAGCCGCGTATCTACTTCCAAGACCCGGCACCGGACCCCTCGCTCACGCAAACGCTCGTCAAAATCCTGCTCGATAAGTCCCCGCGCCATGCTGCGCGCAAACACCCGCGCCTATGGACGGCTAGTGTCGAAGATGGCGGACTTGAGAAATATGATCGGCGTTTTGCAGTCGCAAATGCAGCTCACGCAATCCTTATTGGCCGAGGTCGGGAGGTCGCAGAAGCGCCCTTCGACGCGTTCCGCAGCAAGGACGCTAAAGCGTTTCTCGATGAACAAACTCGTGCTGGACACACTGTAATCCTAGCCGACCACATGCCGATCGCGCTGGCGATGGCAAAATCCGCCCGCGAGCAGATCGAGATACACGAGGCCAAGGACTTCATACAGAATGGTCAAGGCGAAGTGATGCTACTGTGGGAGGAAGATGGTGTCTGGCTACGCTCTCTTGTTGATTGGCTACACGATGATCTTTGTCTTGTGGACGATCTTAAGACTACGCAGGGATCGGCTGCACCACATGCAATCGCGGGCCTTATGGCGGATAGCGGCTGGTGCATACAAGCTGCGATGCAAGAACGCGGGCTTAACGCGCTCGACCCCGCCAACGTCGGCCGGCGCCGGTTCCGTTTCGGTGTCCTTGAACAATACCCGCCGCATGCACTCTCGATCGCCGAACTCTCGGAAGCCTGCATGACCATCGGTCGCAAGCAGTTGCAGGTGGGGATAGACATTTGGAAAAGATGTATCCGAGAGAACCGTTTCCCAGGCTATGATCCGCGCGTGTTGGTGCCAGAATATCCATACTACAAGGCCGCGGCGTGGGAGGAACGGGAATTGACGGAGTTTGATAAAATCAAGCAAACGTTCCTAGACGCGTCGGCCCAAGTAACCGTGTTGGGGTCAGGATGAGCTATAGTTGTCGACCCGCCCGCCGGTCGGAAGCCAAGCCGCTGATCGGGCTGTATGCCGAGTCGGGCTGCGGAAAGACCTATTCCGCGCTGCTGCTCGCGCGCGGGTTCGCGGGCGCGGGCAAAATCGGCATGATCGAAACGGAGGCCGGACGTGGCGAGGCATACGCTGATCTCATACAGGGCGGGTATGATGTCATATCGCTGCGGGATGAATTTTCCCCGAAAGCGTATGGTGAAGCCCTCGCTGTTGCGGAAAAGGCCAGCCTCCGAGCGCTTATCATTGATAGTGCAAGTCATGAGTGGGAAAACGTGGGCGGCGTCCTCGATATGGCCGCGATCAATCAAGCCAACGGAAAGAAGGGGCCGATCGTTTGGCAGCGCCCCAAGATGGAACATAGTCGGCATTTCATGTTGCCCCTCATGTCAACGCCGATCCCTTTGGTTGTCGTTTGCATGCGCGCTCACTACCCAATGCGGCAGCAGAAGCGTGACGGGAAAGACGAGTGGATCAAATCGGACGAGTTGAAGCCAAAGCAGGCTGACGATATCCTCCACGAAATGTTCGTCCACGGCTGGATCGATCGCGAGCACCGCCTGCACGTCACCAAGCTCACGCGCCCGGACCTTTCGACCGTATTCCTGGACAAGCAGCCGATTACGCTGGATACTGGTAAACGCCTTAGTGCTTGGGCCAAGGGCGACCAACAGCCTGCCGCCGCCTCACCGCATACTCCCCAAGCGGCGGGCCAGCCGGCGACCTCCCCTGAGAAGCCTTTCGACTCAGGGCCCGAGGTCGCCGGCAACCAATCACGCGAAGGCTTTACCGCCGAGGAGTTGCGATGGGATGATCACTTGGAAATTGCGGCTGAGCAGGGCGCCGATACATTGCGCGAGCAATGGAAGCGTGTGCCGCGGGGAATACAGCCCAAGCTCAAGCCTCGACTCGACAACATCCACAAGCCCGCCGCAGCAAAGGCGCCAGCATGAACGACGAACGCCCCAGCGCCTCAGACCTGCGCACCGACAACGCGCGGCAGGTCATCGCCAAGGCCAACAAAATCCAGGCCGCACAATGGGCCCTGCAAGTCGGCATACGCACAACGGCACCGCCGAAGATCGAGGAAATCGAACGGCTTACAAAGTTTTTCCATGAGTTTTTGAGCGGGGAGAAATCGAAGGAGTCGGAATAGGTGCGATCCTTAATTCTGAGTTTCAGATTGTGCTAGCTTTTCTACACGTCTTATTTCTCGATCTAGCAACTTGCGCCGCTTCTTCAAAACCGCGATTGCTGCCTGAATAGCAAACTGTCCTAGCGTCATCCGCTCAAGATCAATCTTCATGCTCGGCTCCTTACTCGGCTTCAGCCGATTGGGATGAATTCAAACATTCCAAATCGTATCGCAGATTTTTGATCTGATCTTCATCGCTCGACTCCTACTCGTGAAACTCATACTCAACGACCTCGGTAAAATTGTAAGTGATCCTTCTGTCTTTTTGATCGGCCTTCATAGCCCGTTCAGCCATCTCCTGGGTTGCATAAACCCCAAGAGGCTTGGCATATCCCTCGTTGTCCCACCCGCCGACTGCAACAAAAACGATCACGCGGCGCTCCCTTTCCTAATTAGTCCGCCAATGCGGATATTTTATATCAAGCAAACTTTCAATCTGCGGGTTGCGTTCAACCGAAATGAAGTCGCTATGTGCGCCGAAGGCTCCGACTGCTGCCGCGTGTTCTAAGTGGGCCAGATAGCGGCACACATCGCATTCACCGCACCCGTCACCATTGCAGTCTGTAATCTTCTTTGCCATCTGCGTCCCTTTCCTATGGCTTGCTGCCGTAGCATTTGCGTTCGTGTGTATCCCTGCACGATGGCTTTCGGCAGACGTACACCGTCGCATGAAAATTGATCTGGCAGTCGGCACACGCCAGCAAAGTTTGGTCGCCGCAGACATGGCAGACTTTCTTTGCGTCGCACACTGTGCAGCATCTTTTCTCGGCAACCAACTGCATCGCGGTCCCTTCAATCTACGTCCCAGAACCAAAGCGGGCTAATCATCCAGCCCCAGATTTCTTCGCCCCAAAAATTGATGGCGGTAGTTCCGTCCTCTCGCTTTAGCCTTCGACGCATGTACATCATGGCGCGGTCCCTTTCCTAATTAATCCCCGGCACACGATGCTGGGAATCGCGGCTCTCGTTGTTCCGCCGCAACTTTGACAATTCGCAGCGCATCAATCACGCCTTGCTTGCCGTTGACGTAAGTGAGGCTGCTCAACTTTTCAACAATCTCCCGAACCGTTTCCGGTGTCTCCGGTGTCATCGGCATGTTGTGAAACAGCCGATCAAGCAAGACCCGGAACTTTGCTGCCTCAATGTCCATCTGCGTCCCTCTATTTTGAATACTGCTTCAGCGCGTCAGCCAAAATCTGATGCAGTTCGTCACTGACATCAATGACCTTGCACTCGTCACATCCCTCATCGGTGTCTGTCCAACACGCCTCGCACTCGCAATCATTGCAACCGCACCCGCTAAACTCGTCGGAAGCACAACAAAGAAAGCCGCAGGCGTTGCACATGGCTCGGTCCCTTTCAAAACGGCGGCCCTGGATGCCACCAAACATCCCAGTTCAATGCGATGACCATGCCGATCACAGCCGTAACGAGAATGACAACGCCGATCATCGCATCCTCCAGACGCGCACGCCCTTCTCGACAGTGCGCGTTATAAACTTCCATTCAGGCTCATTCTTGCGCGCCCAGTTTGCTGCTATGGATGCATATATAGCGCTGGCCCTCTTGTACTTCTTTGGCAACAGGACCGAATCCCCTACCTTCATTTGCTGCCACGGGAACTTGGTGCGCCTACCTCGCACTGCCTCCGAAATCGGGATATCCTTCTCGATCTTGAAAGTCATCGTTCAATGGCCTGCCTGCCGCCCGGGAAGTGGTATCCGAGGAGTTGCTTGCTGATGCCGTGTTTCTTACAAATCGCCACCACGGACAGTTTGTAGGCCAAAAGATCACGTTTAATGGCCTGCTTTTTCTTCCGGTCTAACTGAGCTGGCCTGCCAATCAGGAGGCCCGCCTTACGCCGTGCAGCAATACCAGCAATTGTCCGCTCAATCGTCACATCGCGTTCAAACTGGGCTAGCGCTGCTCGCATATTGAAGATCAGTTTTCCGTCTGCGGTGCTGGTGTCGATTGGCTCAGTAAGGGACTTAAGCGCGATCCCTCGACTAAGCAGGTCTTTGTTGATGGCGATAAGTTGGTCCACGCTACGGGCGAGCCTTGAAAGTGAGTAGACAACCAAGGTGTCGCCGCCTCTGAGGTATCGGCGGCAATCTCCCCAGCCTTCACGACGCATGGAACTCGCAGAAAGTTTATCTTCGAAGATGCGGGCACACGGATAGTCACGGAGCGCCCGCAACTGCATGTCCAAGTTTTGCTCAGCGGTGCTGACTCTTGCGTATCCGACAAATTCGCCATTTTTGCCATTCTTCTTTCTCATGCCATAAATCTGTAGGCTGTTGGTACACTTTTAGCAAGCACTTTTTTGACCATTTCTCTATTGACATTTGAAAATAAGGGGTTTATCTCAGTAGCCAGAAACCCGAAAGGCCCAAAGGAGAACCGCCATGCAATTTCAGCAAGTCGTAATGCCCGATGGAACCGCCAAAGGCCGCAAAATGTGGCGTGCCGTAGCTGGTGAAGCCTACGCGGCTTTCTACCCTGTCGGCCGCAAGGGCGAGTTCTATGTGACGTGGGGGTATCCCGGCCGCGATGGCGGAATGCGCGTCTTGTCTCGCGCCGACGCCGAGAACAAGGCCACGCAAATCCTACTCGACCACGCAGCCTGAAAGGCCCAACATGCCGCTTACTCTCATCAACCGGCTTGGTATCTGGCTAATGAAACGCGGAATGCGGCTCGCAAATGTTCACTACGCTGATATCAGCCGCCATCTAAAAAATGGCACAATTTCAACCGGCCTCTGGCCGTAACTGGAAAGGCCAACCTCAAAAGTGAGTAAGAAACTACTCAATTCTGAGTAACCCCCCGAAAGGCCCGACGCCATGACAAACCAGCAAGCCAGAGAAATCTTTACCCGAGCCGCCGAAGCCCACCGCGCCGCAGGCAACCACGATCAAGCAGCCAGCGCAGAGTTGATGCGGGAATACTTCACAAACCCGCAGTTCCGTAAAGGGTTAGAGGATCACGTTTGGGGCGCAACCAATGCTGCTTCCTGACTGCATGGCCCCTGATGGGGCCGAGCCATGCAAGGGCTACCGCGAAACCCATGACAAGATGGAACTCATGAGCCGCGCGCTATCGAAAATTACGCAGTCCAAGGCCAGCATTAGCGGCGGTTGGAATTGGGTTCACTCTCAGTCCGCAATGGCGCAGATCGCCAGCGACGCCTTACAAGGCAAGGAAGCTTA